ATAGAAGGTGGTTATTATAAGGTTAATTATAAAGGCAAAATTGGATATGTTCTTGATTTGTTCATTTATGACCCCGAATTGATAAGCATTGTTAAGGAAAGAAAGAATAAAGAGGGTATTGAAATCAAGCAGCATGAAAAAGAGATTCGTGACACTTATAGAAAGACCCTCGTTGAAAAGTATGGAACGAATAAGGCTGATGATATATTAAAAGGAAAGTTGTTTCCTGGTATTACTAGCGATGAAGCTGAAAGAAGTTGGGGATATCCAGATGATAAAAATGTAACAACTTATGAATTTGGCGTTCACGAACAATGGGTATATGAAGGAAAGGATTATAAAAACAGATATTTATATTTTGAGGACGGCATATTAAAAACTATACAAAACTAAAACGGCTCTGACCGGTTAATGAACTCTATAAGATAAGCTAAAAGGCGATTCCAACCAAATGGATTCGCCTTTTTTTATTACCGATTCAACAAAGGGTTCCTGTGCTCGCTGTTGATAACAAAAAATGCGGTTTCGTTTTGAATCCAACGCATAAATCTGTTATTTCGTATCGCATGTCACTACATAAAAATCAATACCCACTCCACTTCTGGCTATACAATATGGCCGGTGGAGGGTTAGCACCGTAAGGGCTAACGGCTTTGTGGGTATTGCTTATGAAGTGACATGCACCTCCATCGGTTTTATTATCTATATAATGAAAAAACTTAACGACTAATGACAACAACAACAACTGAAAAACAAACTTCGATTGAAGAGCTTCTGTCGGAGGACTCACCGGAAGGCTATTGTAGAACGCTAAGTACAATGTATGAAGCGTGGATCGGATCGGATCATATCAGCGGAACATCAGCCGACCAGCGGTCAACAGTATTAAATCACTTTAAGGCACTCAGAAGATTCCTGTATAAAATTCGTCAGGAAAAAATTAAGAAAAAAGCAAAAAAAAAGAATCTAGTATGGATCAATTAAGCAAAAAGGGCGACTTAACCGATCGCCCTTTTTTTATGTCCTAAACTTCAGGATCGTCAACAACCTCTTCCTCAAAACTCGTTTCCCAAACCTGAACAACCACTTTCAATTTATCTCTTCGCCGCTCGTTGGTTTGACTTCTACGACTAAACGAACTGGCTTCGTTGGTTCCCCAACCCTGAAGTGCCGCAAATGTTTTTGTAAGTACATCCCAACGTTCAAGCGATTTTTGTTGAATCAAAGTTGGTGATGCACTGCTTGCCTGTCCGGTAGGTTTAAAGGCATAACGAATTGTAACACGTGCAGTACAAAGCTGAATGTATTCGCTTTCGTCGGTACAGTTTGGATAGTCAATATCAATCAGCGCGCACGGATAGGAAACCGGCGGGTTTTCATCGCTCAACTGACCTTCATCCACATCAATCCACTTTAACTCCGAAACTTTACTTTTTAACTGTGCCACGATGGCTAAATACAAGGTTTTATCCATGATTTATAGTTTTAACATGTTTTTCAAATACCGATCAATCCGATCAACTATTTTTTGATTCAAAACCTGACTATGCGCCAGAAACGTACGCTTTGGAATTACTGTATTACGACCTCTGCCCGCGTTACTTGTTCCGAAGTTGTGAGCAACCGCATAGTTTTGCGACGCGCCTGTATTCATCGGATTAGCCGAAACAACCACTTTGCCAGGTTCTTTATCGTAGGTAATGCTATCGTGCAGATTTCCGGTTTTACCCGTCAGTATTTTCCGTAAAGCATCAGCTCCTTTCGTCTTTCCTTTTCGCCGTTCCACTTCGGGCCACTTCTCCAGTGTTTCATCTGTAAAGCCTTCGTTGTCGAAACTTGACTTAAAATGGTTGACGGCTTCCACGCCAATTATATCAGGTAAATCTTCGGTGATACCTTTCTTGATATCATCTTGCATCCGGTCTAAATACCTGTAAAATTCGTCAACGGTCATGATTCGTACTGCTTTAGCATTTCGCGGGCAAAAGCTTCGATATCGGCTCGTTTAGCATCGGCTGCATCCTGATAATAGTTCGTAGCTTCAATGTTGATGAATTGCCCTGTTTCGCCCGGATTATTATCAAACACCGGATCAACCTCAGGCTCCTGCCAGTTATTGGGTTGAACAGTTGGAGGTTCGTCGGTCTGTCGTACTCCACATAAACAATTCCAGTCGCTTGGTGGCAGATTGGTATCCCAGAACGGATCATCCATCGGAAAGATTAGATGATATAGTTCGGTATGCGATTCGCGTGGATTTGCTGCACGACTCGGCATGTATTCCAGATTTGGATAAAGGTTTTTAGTCTCCTGAAACTTTTTCCAGTTTACGGCCATGCGTGCTGACCTTACTGCGGTATTGTATTCGGTTTGAAGATGCAACTTGTTATACTCTTCCGAAATCTTCAGCGCTTCCTTTTTGAAAGCCGAAAAGCTTTTCAATCTACCGTCTTCGTTGGTCAGCAAACCAACAATCTTTCCGGTTTGATCATGGCTTTTAAATGCTGAAAAAACGGCGCTATTTTCGCTGAACTGTTGCGTAAATACTTTGTTTGTCTTACCCCAATCAACACCAGCTTTCAGAAAGGTTGATTCCGACGCATGTTGCATAACGGCATTAGTCAATTCAAAAATCTTTTCATCAATTAATGCTGCATTGTCAATAATCCCTTCAGCCGCATAAATATTTTTGATAGCCTGGTTAAAAAGCTTATCAACATTAATGATGCGTTTTACTTTTTTCTCGTCACTCAAAATAACTGTTGCCCCTCTCCCTGGGGCTGCTACGAAAAAATCAGCTAATCCTTTCAGCTTTTCAACAAAACCACTTTTCTTGGTAATCGTTATACCACGTTCTGGATCTTCATCGATCAGTTTAACCGGTTTCTCTTTGGCCGGATCGGCTGGAACTGCTATTTTATCTTTAATAGGAGTTGGTAACGGTACATCTTTCGGAGTTCCGTTAGTTGAGCTTGTTGAAGTCGAAGCTCGTGCAATCGTTTCACCATCTTTGGGTACTGGTATCGAATACTTATTACGCAGATAACTATCAGGTATATCAATCAATCCGCAAAGGGTTGCCATATCAGCCACCGCCAATGGTTCAGCATCTTCAGGAAACACAAACTTACCACCGGTTACAGGATAGCCCCGTTTTTCGAGTAACGGCAAAACCATCTTATTCAGTACGCGGCGAACATAGCGCATGTCTGACCTGTTTTTGCCCTCTTCAACCTTTTTATGCGTGTACGACTGTGCTTTACTCGATCCGTTAAGCGTGGTCATCGTTTGGCCTAAAATAGTAATCAGAAGCTCTTCGTTACATGCCTTTCTGAATTCGTCGTGTGCAGAACTTGATCCGGCAGTACCGGTATTGTTGACGGTCTCTACATCGGTCTCTTTCGGTATAACAATCCAAGGCGCTGATCCAGCTTGTTCCATCGCTTGAACCAGCGTATTTCTGCTTTCCGGATCGTAACTCGAATACTTACCAACGCGCTGCGGCATACCGAATAGTTCAAGCCACTGAGCATAGTCGCCAAAACCTCCACGTTTCCATATTGCAAACGGTGCAGTTTTCAGAAATAAACCAAAATCAGTGGTTTTTCCGATTACTAAAAGTTGTTCGTCGGAGGTGTAATCAACTCCGGTTTCATCGTATTCATTAAATACAATGTTTTTATTTTTCAGGTTAATATGCTTGAATGGAATCTGACTAAAACAAAAGCCATCACTGAAATCAAATTCACCGGCAGCGCGTCCCCAAAAACGAGCCATCATAATAGTTGTCAATAATTCTTCCATTGCTGGCGAATCAATCAAATCAGTTAATTCAGGAACATCTAAACCTTTTTCATCCTGAAAAGTTAATGGCGAGTTAGTAACAGCACTAATCCGTTTATCGACAGCATCAGCCAGTACGCCGTCAATCAATAAGTCTTCGTACAGATCGAACAATAATTTCATTCGACCCATATCGGCACTTTGCATCGCAGTACGCCACTGACCAACATCTGATGTTTTCCGCAACGGTGGCCTTAAAACAATCTGTGTGATGATTGGCTGCTTGGACCCTTTTTTAGTTTCTTGTTTTATAGTTACCATATCTTAAAAATGTTGGTTGCGTTTTTCATTACTGCCAAACTGAATCACTGCCGATGTTTCGCCTTCGGTAGTGATAACCGGAAGATCGGGTGTGATATCGCCTTTCTGAACTCCTTTAAGCCATGCGATAGCGCGTTCGTATCGGTCTTGTCTCAGCTTCAGGTCTGATCCTGCATTACACAAATTAATCAGATGCCAGGCTGCAATATCTTTCACGAATGTCAGCAGTAAAGCATTTCGGCTTCCTGCGGTTGCTGCAAAAATGGCATCTTTATCAAAAGCGCCTAGATAACCCTTTGCTTCCTGAATGGCAGTATCAATCGAAGCGACAACCAGTGTATCGTCTTCACGGGTAATGGCATCAATATTTTCAGCATACAGATGCGTTGATAATTCCTCTTGCGTTAAAAAGCTCATGATATTTACATTTTAGGAGTTACAGGTCGGGTATCGAAAAAGCACATTGGCTGCATATTGGTACTATTAACATGCCATCCATATTCTTTGGCATGTTTGCGCATCTGGATATCGTCACGGGTAATCACCTGGTAACGATTTTTCAGAAAAAACACCCGGTAGCGTTTGCCAGTTTTAAGGTTCATTGCTTTTGCCTTTTTGATTGCCCGGTTCTTTGCTGCATCACGGCCTTTAAAGCGAATATAAAGACCAATTAAAAGTTGTTTAATTTTCATACTAAAATCGTTTTTTATGATTGTGGTTTGCTTGTCCAATTTTAAAAGAGTCAGGTTGTAATGCTGCTATCTTCTGATTAATAATCCACACGCCTCCCTCGATGCCGTCGGGTCCATCGGCAGGAGCCGAAAGCCTTGGATTAATCAACAAAAATTGCTCTTCCAGTCGCTTCATGTGAGGGTTACTTCGTTCGGCTTCGTTCAGGATCAGTTTACCCAGTCGGTTCAATGGTTCGAGATTACCTTCAATACGGCTGAACTTGTCAGGCTTTGGCCGGGTATCAGGAACAATACCAATCACTCCTTTTTCTTTCGCCTTTTCGGTAAACAGCGGAATAAATACCTGTTCAAAGAATGGGTCCTGAAGCTTATTGTTCTCGATGAAATTATAGACCTGTGTTTTTTCTCCGGCATATTCTTTCAGGTTATAATACCAGTCGACGAATATGGAGTTCACAACATGGTCAAGGAATCCGGTAAGTACATAAAACGAACCTTCGCAGAATCCGAGTAGGAAAATTGACTTAT